ACCTAAAGCGGCAGGCCGTTTCTATGGGCGGAGCAACCGGCAAAGGCCTGATGGCCGTTCTTAGTTCGATGACTAACTATAGCTGGCGCAAGAACGATACGCTGGGCGGCATATCCAACTCTATCGGCTGGCTGACCACGCAAGGCTCCAAAGAACGGATGATGAACTACACCAAGGACTACTTTGAGCGGCAGATGATGACCGTCGTCTCGATGGAAACCTTGGAAGAAATGAAGGGCATCGTCCGCGAAGGCGGGTCCATCCACGCGCCGGGCCGTGGCAAGGACGACCGCGTGATTGCAATGGCTCTGGCTTGCGCCGCTTATGCTGAGCAACTTCAACCCCGGCTTCTGATGGAGCGCTTGACGCGTCAGGTGTCTAACGCGCAAGAATGTATCACGCCGGAAGAACTATCGGTGGGCCGCAATGTCTCTACCTACCTCAAACAGATTGGTATCTATGGGCAATGATGACAATTCTCAGCAAGGCGGAAATTTACCGCCAGATGGAACGGTTCTGGAAGGACCAGGACAAGACGCTGAGCATTGCCATGTTTGCGGAGCTATCAGGACTAAGCAATTCCCTGTTGACGCGCGTGTTCTACCTCAAAGACATTCCAATGAGCGAGCACACCCAAATCGCCGTGAGCCGTGCGCTGGAGCGTATGACCCGTGGCGACGTGGTAATGGTATATGATAAGGGTAACAAACGCAGGCTGATCTACCGGCAGGAACCCAGACCCAGATTAGCCAAAAGTATGAGACTGACAACGGATGGGGGCAAGATCGCCCTGAAAGTCGGGATCAAGAACAAGTCGGACTACTCCAAACCCGGTTTCGATGAACAGTTCAACAAGTAAGGGGATGTTATGGCTATCATGCGCGACTACAAATGCCCTCGTCATGGTTACTTCACCGGCTGGGAGCCCGTCTGCGACGAAGGTTGCACTGACGTGGCTCAAGTCATTCTGCGAGCCCCTACCATGCGGGACTCGGTGATTGGTGGACGATCCAGGCGCAACGACACCAACATTAAGAAGCTCGCCAGCGACTTCAACATGACGGACATCAAGTCCACCAGAGAAGGCGAGCACCAGACTGGATACCTGGCCCGCAACAACGCCCCGGTTCCTGAGCAGCCCCCGGCTGACCGGCCCGGTAGCGCCGTAATGTGGGGCGAGGCGGGCAAATACAACATGCAGAGTATGCTTGGCGGCATGATCAAGCCCGTCAGAGACGAGCAAGTTGGCTTTTCTCCCAAAGATGCTAATCTCACGCGCGGACCAATGGCGGCCAGCTACTACGCTGACCACGACAACCTGAAGCTTGACAAATGATCATTCCCAAGGACGCCAACGACCGAGAGTCGTTTTATCAAGACCTGATCCGCAAGTGCCTGGTCTCTCGCGAGACTCGCCGCGCGGATTACTCCTCGTTGAAGTCCTACTATCTCTTCGGGTCTGCACCCGAGGAGAGCCCCGCTCAGTACAACAAGATATTCCCGCACATCGACCAGCTTGTCAGCTTCCTTTACTCGGCTGACACCACGCGGTTCTCGATCAACCTGGGCGCTGCGGCCAACGAAGATCAGTACAGGTACATCCCGCGCCTTGAGCAAGCTCTGAACGACGAGTGGAACAATTCCAACGCCGATCAAGTCTTCAACACGGCGTTGACCTGGGCGATGGTCTACAATTCCGCGTTCATCAAGCTGGTCATTTCTAATGGGGCCATCCATCCCTATTACATCGACCCCAGCAGCTTTGGCGTTCTGCGAGAAGACATTCCCTACCTTGATCGGCAGGAAGCTTTTATCCAAAGCTACTACATAACTAAATCCGATTTGTTTGCTCGGCTTTACAAACACCCCAAGCGCGAAAGCATTGTTCAGCGCGTTACAACCTCTCAGCACGTTGAGGCTTACTCGCCCAATGGCGTGGACCGGATCATTCTGAGCCAAGTCGATCCGAACATGTATGGCAACGTCAATCTCAATCTCTACGGCCAAAACCGGATGAAACCGGAAGTTGAAGAAGACACCGTTGAGATGATTGAGCTGTACGTCTGGAATGACGAGACCAACGATTACCAGATTGTCACGCGCGCCGACCCAGACGTGATCATCTACGACCGCGAAAACGAAAAGCTTTTCCTGAAAGGGGAGAGCCCATTCATTCAAATCGCACCAAACCCCATGCCTGATTATTATTGGGGGCAATCCGAGGTTTCGCGCCTGATGTTTCTTCAGGACATGCGAAACAAGCGGATGAACGAGATTTTGGACCTTTTGTCCAAGCAAGTGAACCCGCCGACCGCCCTCACAGGCTTCACCGGCATCCTGGACGAGAAGAACTTCGCTCTGAACCGCGCTGGCGGCCTTCTGGCGAGCGATATGCCCAATACCAAGATTGAGCGGCTGGCGCCCGACCTTCCCGAGAGCTTGTACGAGCAAATCAGGGAAATCGACGCCATGTTTGCCGAAGCATCCGGCATTTCCGAAGTTCTTTCAGGCCGTGGCGAGACAGGTGTTCGTTCCGCCGGTCACGCCTCCCAACTCGCTCGCCTTGGATCGTCCCGCGCCAAAAAGCGGGCGCTCATTGTTGAGAACTCGCTAGAGAAGCTGGCGACCCTCTACATGAAGCTGATGCAGGCTTACGATGCGACCCATCTTACTGATGTTGAAGGGAAAAAGTTCATCGCTGAACAATTTACCCGTCAGTACGTCGTCAAGGTGGACGCCCACTCGAACAGCCCGATCTTCATGGAAGATATGCGGTCTCTTGCGTTCAATCTGTTTAAGGCTCAAGCTATTGACAAGGAGTCCTTGATTGATATGCTCGATCCACCGATGAAGCAAATGCTCAAAGAGAAACTGAAGAAGGCGGAACGCATGAAGGCCATGCAGCCTCCTCCGCCTGAACAGGGGAAAAAGTCTGGTGGCTGACGAGTCAAACACCCGTCAAGGAAGAGGGTGGCAAGGACCGCCGCCCTTGCCTGAACCCTTTCAAAATTTGCCCAAACTTACTAATGTAGCCCCTCCTCCAGGGCTGCTTGACCGCATGTTTGGTAAAGAAGCCCCTGTTGTATATGGACGCGAAACGCCAGATCAATCATGGCCTTCTCAAGAAGATTTGGCTGCTTCCAGAAAATACGATCTAACTTATGGTAGCCTTGTTGCCCCAACATTGGCGCAAGGTGCTATTGTTAATCGTCCTTCTTTTGAAGAAGCTAAAAAAACCTATGGTAAAGGCGTCCCTTTGCCTTTAGCTCCCGAAAAAATGAATTCTCAAAGTCAAGATAGGTTTGAAACAAGTTGGCTGGCTGCAAATAAAACAGCACTTGGCGCATTGGGTTTTGACCCGCGCCACATATCGTCTACAATGGATACTGGGAAAAGACTTACTGTCGGTGGTTTTTTTACGCCTTCACAAGATCAAATTTGGACTCACGAACAAAAAGTTTCTAATGTTATTCATGAGTCACTTCATCGCGGCATCAACATGTTAAAGGAAGCTGGAAAGCTACCAAAATGGTTTAGAGATTCTAACGAAGAAACTTTTGTTCGAGGAATGATGTTAAGGCATTTTGGAGATATAGAAGTTACGCCTTCGTTACCCGGTAAAGATGATACAATGGTAGGAAACCAAGCAATCAACCATGCCAAAATTTTAATGGACTCTAATAAAGGATTAGGCGCGCAATGGCGCGAGTTGAAAGGAAAATCCTTTCCTGATATGTTAACCGAACTGGAAAAATTAGCGGCAGACCATCTAAAAGAAGTTCGTCCGAGGGGGCCAGCTTAATGGCTAGTCAAGGTCAAGTCACAACCGGGGACCAGCCGCGCGCTACAGGGCGCGACATCTCCATGACTCAGAAGCCTGCCGCTATGCAATATCGGGTCTCTAATGTTAGAAACATGACGGGCCGTCAGCCGACGCGCCCCGATAGGTCTATGAGGAGATCGTGATGTACAAGTCCGTTAAGCGGTCCCGTAGGGGCCGGAAGTAAGAGTTTCGGGGACGATCACACCAGCAACAGGAGGCGCGAATGCGTCGCAAGGGTCGTAAGTCCAAGCGCTAACGGGTTCCCGCAATAGCGGGTGCTCGTTACTCATCCTTCCCCCCCTCTAGACATGGAGGCGCACATGCGTCGCAAGGGTCGTAAGGCTCGTCGCTAACTAACATACGGGTTAGTCCCGTATAGCGACCAAAGAGCGTTCCGAGGAGGGGCGGAACCAAAACAAACCCCTCCCTTGACATTTGTTTGGCTTTCACAGCAGATGTCTGTGAATAGAGGTAAATCACATGGCTGATCAGGATATTATGGCTCTGATGCAAAGCCAGCAGGACGGCGCACCGCCTCCTGGGGCTGGTCCCGCTATGAGCCCTCCCCCCATGCCTTCCCCAATGTCAACGCCAGAACCTAAACAGGGCCAGCGGGAAGCGGCGATGATCAATGTGAGCATGGCTCTTGATCTG